ATCCCGTACGGCGGGTCGGTTACGAGTACATCAGCCTCGAGCCATTCGCGGTGTTCCGTCAGACAGTCCCCGTGGTAGAGCGTCACGAAGTCGTCTGAGTAGTAGAGGCTCAAGATGCCACCTCCACGGTTCCGCAGGCGGTGCAGGTCTCTCCTGGCTTGTGGCAGTCCACGGGTTGGCGTTTGATGATGTCGTACACGGTGCGCTGTCCCACGCCGTACGCGGCGGCGATGTCCTCGACGGGGATGCCGTGGTCGTAGAAGAGTTTGGTGAGGTATCCGTCATGGAGGCGCACTTCGAGCCGGCGGTGTGCGTGTATGGCGAGGAGTTCGCGGGCGGCGGCCGTCTTGTCAACGTCGGCGGGCTGTCGTAATCTAGTCATTGAATCGAACCGAGACCTTTCGTTTCGTGGCCCCGCAGGTGTTGACGCACCTGCGGGGCTTTTGCGTTCCTACTCAGTATATCGCCTACGGGTACCTAAGTCAGGTATTCGTAGGCGATATCCGAGGCAAACTTACAGCCGTGTCATTAGCTGCAACGGCAGTCGGGCTGCTGGTCGCTGACCGTCAACCCACAAGCGGAACAAGTCATGCCGCCCTCCCCTCAACAACCCACGTATGCAACGGGAGAGCATCCAAGCCCATCCCCGTAGCAAGCTGGAACTCCACCCGGGCGCCCCGCGACTGCTCCCACCCAGGCAGCAGTGCGATCCCGTCCGACTCGGCGACCTGCTTCACCGCGTGGCGCATGTAGCCCAGCCAGTCCGATTGCTCGGGGTTGCGTGCCGGGTTCAGCACCTCATACCCCCGCGCCCTCAGCGACTTCTCGGCGGCGTGGAAAGCCGGGTAGTTGAAGTTCGGCAGCCCGGTCATTGGTCCTGCAATGTAGAGCCTCATGCTGCTTCATCCTCTCGTTGTCTCTCCCACCACTGCTTGTCATACTCACGCTTAGCCGCCTTGCACGGCTCACACGGGTCCTCCCCGCGCCGCTGGTGCCGCTTATACGCGGACGTCGTGCCGCACGGTGCGGCGTCCTTACGGGGCGTCCGAGGCTTATGAGGCTCCCGTTTCACCGGCCGCGGCTTCGGGTCGGGCTTCGAGGTCAGTTCTGGTGGGGTCCAGGAGTCGATCTGGCCCCGGAGTTCCCCGCGGTACTTGTAGCCGGCCATCAGAACCCCGGACCGTTGTCGGAACCCCACCCGCCGTTGCCCTGGCTGGAGTTGTCTCCGCGCTGGGTGCGGTTCACAGTCGCCGACGCGTAGCGGAGGGACGGCCCGATCTCGTCAACCTCGAGCTCCATCACTGTGCGCTTCTCCCCTTCCTTCGTCTCATACGACCGCGACTTGAGGCGGCCCTGAGCGACAACCCGCATGCCTTTAGTGAGGGTCTCCGAGACGTTCTCGGCGGCCTCCTTCCACACCGAGCAGCGGAGGAATAACGCTTCCCCGTCCTTCCGTTCGCCATCCTTGAACGTGCGCGGGGTTGACGCGATCGTAAAGTTCGCGACCGCACTACCGGACGGTGTAAACCGAAGTTCCGGATCGGAGGTGAGGTTACCGATGACTGTGAGGGTTGTTTCGCCTGCCATGATTTACGCTGCTTTCGTTGAGGTGCTGGTGAACTCTGCCAGTAGGTCGGGCCGGAACCCATACCAATGCTTCTCATCCCGGGTGTCCCCGTTGTCGTTGACGATAACCACCGGGGCGGACCCGTAACCCAGTTCACGGACAGCGGCCAACGCCTGCTCATCCGTGGAAAGGTCCACAACCCCGTAGGGGACGCCGCTCTTGTCGAGCCAATTCTTGGTCATCTGACACTGCCGACACCTCGGTGTCGTATAGACGGTTACTACTGCCATTAGGCTGCCTCTTTCTGTGTGATGGTGCGGCTGGCGTCAGTATCCAGCCGGTAAAACTCGTCCTCCGTCAAAACGAAACACGGGGTGTCCAGGGGGTCAGCCCACGACGGGACCAACCAGCCCATCAGGTACGCCGTAGCGGGGTTGGCGTGCACCCACCCATGACAGCCCGTTGTCCCGGACCCGCATAGGAGGATGATGTTCTCCGGGTTATGCACCGCCGCTTTTGGGGATTGGGAGCGGAGTTTCCGGTGGTGGAAGTTCAACTCCCCCTCCCCGCCGCAGCGGATGCACTGGCCGTGGTCGCGGAGGAACACGAGGCCCTTCGTCTTGCGGGGGATGTCGCTCATGCCGCCATCCCCTGCCCGCCCTGCGCGCTCCATTCCGACTTGATCGCCGAGTTCAACGACCGGCCAATATCCAACCGGTCCCTGAGCACCCGGATAGCCTCCCGTGCCGCCCGCAACTTCTGGTCCGCTATCTCCGCGTCCAACTTCAACGAGGCCGTCTCCGTGACCGCCAGATGCTTCCTGACGTCCATGGCGCCCTCCGCCTGGAGGAACATCCGGGAGAACGCAACCTCATAGCGTGCGCGGGTGCGGACGGCTTCCTCATCGAGGCGGCTAATCTCGCCCTGCTTGGCGTCGAGTTCCCGGCCGAGTTGGGAGAGGAGGATTACGACGTCGTTCGCGGTTGGCGTGCTCATGCCGTCGCTCCGACCTTGCCCTTGTAGCTGGAGATCAGGGCGAGGACAGAATCCGGTTCGCCCGCCGCCTTCGCGGACTCCCAAAGCTTGTAGAGCTCCTGATCGTTCGCGCAATCAGCCGCCTTGTCCGTCCACGTGTCGATGTCAACCTTCTTACGCTGTACCGTCCGCGTCGGTGCCGGCGGGGCAGGGGTCTCCTCGAGCTTCCCCTGCTCCTCGCTAGCGTCGTGCAGGTCGCCCTTATGCCACAGGTCCAGGGCCGCACCGAACCGCATACCCGCATTCCGTAGCGCGTCGCCGATCGCTTCCTTCACAGCGAGCCCGCCGGACTTCCCAGGCGCGTCACCATACCCAAGCCGGGTAATGCCACAGATGGACAACTTGATCCACAGGCCGCCGTTAGCGTCGAACTGGGGGAGCCCGTTGTCGGCGATCGCCAGCGGCTCCCACGACCACTCCGGATCAACCTCAAGCAGGCGATCAGTGAGGGCGGCGTGACCGACGAAATCCAAGTGGACAGACTGCGCGTGATACCCGCCGCAATACTTCCCGTCGATGGCGACATTCCTACCGTTGGCAGGTTCGCACTTCATCTTGTTGCGGTCATCCTTCCGGACCTGCTTAGGAAGGAGGTTGATCTGGTGGGGGTCAAAGGGCTGCCGCAGGCGGGCCAACCCCGTTTTCTTATCGCTCATGATGCCTTCTCGAACTCGATGGATGGTGCCTCAATAGCAGGCAAAAGCTTGTGCTTAGCGAGGCCGAACTTATAAACCTGATACGCCGCCCGGAAGAACCCGAAGTGCTCGAGCAACTCGGCACGGTCACGGGCCAGCGGGCGGAGGAACGTCCCCTCCGGGGTCACATGCGCCACGAACGTGGCCTGAATCTCCGGGAGCTTCAACGGGACCGTGGGCTGGTTAGGCTCCACGTAGTAGTCCGCCAGTGAATAGGCCGCCGTCTGCAACTTCGTTTCCGGGTACACGCCGTTGCTGGTTTTCACATCCCACAGCACCGGCCCATCACACACAGTCGGGATATACCCGACCGCATCAAACCTGCCCCCTGAGTTGAACTCCGACAAGAACACCGTCTTTTCGGTGAGCAGCGGGGACACCTGGAACCGGTCGAGGAACCGCACATACCCGTCCACGTACGGGTACAGCTCCTCCGGTACATCGAGGGGGCGGCCGTGCAGGATTTCCTCCGCCAACGCGTGGATCGTCGTACCCCTCACCGCTGCCTTGTCCCGCTCCGCGTCGGGGCCGGCCTTCGCCAACTGCACGAACCGGTCCCGGTCCGTCAGGTGCCGGAGCTCCCATGCTTCCTCGGCGGCTTTCTTCGCCGCCCACGGGACGAGGAACGGCTTGGGGATGCCGCCGCCGAGGATGGTGGTGACACTGGTGAGGCGCTTTCCGTCGAGGGTGTAGCGGTGCTTCTCTTCGTCGAACAGGAGCTCGCTCATCGGGTGATCCTTCCGTAACGGTCAGCCCACACGTTCAACTTCCGGGCGGTCTCTTCCGGGGTGTCGAACGCGCCGAACTGGTGCCCGTAGTCCATGCGCTGCCGGTCAAGGTCGGTGGCGCGTTCCTGGGCGAGCTCGTTCTCACTATCGGGGTCCCGGTGTTCGGGTGGGTCGCATGTTTCGCAGCGCCCGTCGTTGCGGCAGTAGCTCATGATTCGTCTCCATGGATAGGGCAGGCGGGGTTGGTCGCGTCGTAGCCGCCGATCGCCATGTAGTTCTTGCATGTCTGGCAGTCGCACGCGCAGGTGCACACGTCGGCGATCGTTTCGAGGGGGTTCACAGGAACACGCTCAGCTCGTACGCGCCCCACAGGATGCCGAAGAACACGGTGTAAGAGACGGTTATCCCGAACCACTCGCGGACGGTGTCACGTCGCGGCACCGGGTGGGTACGGAAGATCGGCATCATGCTGCTTCCCTCCCGGACTCGGTCTCCGCGTGGCGGGGATGGTTGACGAGGACCCACGGGCCAGCCTTCGCGGCCTCACGCTCAGCGGCGGCGGTTTCCTCGTTCACGATGAACGCTGCGTGCTTACTCATGCCGCGTACCTGTTCACCCAAGGCCCGTACACGTGCGCGGTGTCGAGGACCATATTTACGGCCACGTTCAAGTCAGACTCAAGCTCGTCACGGTCGCGCAGCGAGTCGCCGGCGTACTGCTTCCACAGCTCGTGGAACGCTTCGATGACCTCGAACAGTTCGCCCTCTTCGATGCGCCCACCGACACACCAGGACAGCCACAGGGTGAACCCGGTCAACCGTTCCGTGTTATCCAACCCGTGGGTCTGGTAGTACAGGTCGGCGTAGTTCCGGACGACCATGTCCGCCTGCTCGCGGGTAAGGTTGATGATTGGAAACTCGTCCTCGTAACGGCTGGGTTCCACGAGGGCTAGAGTCTGCAAACTCTGGCCCTCACCCATCTGGTTGATGCTCATGGTTTCTCCTAAGCTGCTCGGGGTTGGGTTTTGCGGTAGGCGACGACGTCGCTGTACGGGATCCGGTACGGGGAGTTCCGCTTCCCCATGCCCGCCTTATAGGCGTTCGGGAAGTACCCCATCCGGACGAGATCACCGATCATGTCCGTGGACTGTTCCGTCAACTCAGCTACCTGCTTCACGGTCAGGTCCTTCTCCTGGCTCATCGCAATTCCTTCCATTCGGTGACTTTCCGCTTATAAAGGCGGTTGCCGTGTGACGGGTCCAAGGTGTCGAGGATGTGGATCTTCCCGTCGTCCCCGAGGTACCCGTATTCGTTGAACTCCACGGGGGCGGGGTTGTCGGCGAGGATGTGCCGGAGCCGGTGGGCTATGGAGCGGAGGACCGCCGCGAACCGGACGTGGTGCTGTGATTGCGTTTCCAGGTGCGCCGCGTACTGGGTGATTGCTTTGCGCAGCATCAGGGGCGCCCGTAGTGGTCCATGAACGCGTCCATGGTGATCCGTTGGGTGTCGCTGTGCTCGTAGGCGAGGTGCCGGTGCATGGAAGCTGCCACCGCGAACATTGCGGCTGATTCGTGACGCCCCTTGCAGATGGCTTTCACCGCCGACTTGGCGTATTCGGCTTCGTTGATCTCGTGGTGGCGGATCGTGTCGGCGAGGCTCATGCTGCGATCCTGTCCGACTGGCACCCGCACTCCGGGTAGGTAATCGCGGCCTTCGGGATGGAGAGAGCCCTACAGATCCCCGTCACTACTTCCTCGGACGGCTGCTTCCTCCCGGCTTCGATGTTCGCGATATAGGGCCGGGTAGTTGTTCCTCCGACGAGGTCAGCGAGTTGCTGTTGTGTGAGCCCGAGAGCTTCGCGTATGGCCCTTATGGCTAGGCCGAGAACCCTTCGTTTGGTCATGTAGCAAGTGTAGGAACTTATAGGAACCTATGTCAAGAAACATTGGGAACATAGGAAACACAAGCCTCCGACGTGGGAAAACGTTATGTACTACAGGCATGTAGTACCCGCTTTTCTCGGTAT